GCACCCTTTGGTTTGAGTCTTTGCACACAGGGTTGCCCATTCAATTTGCTTGGAACCAAGACACTTTATCTAAAAGCTGGATTGGCTATGTTTCAACTGTATCTAAGGGAAATTCTCCTCAAAGAATGAACTCTATGACTATTGTTTGTGTTGGAAGCTCTTTTCCTCTAAAGGCTAGAGTTGCACGAGTATTCAAAGATTATTCAATTCCCCAGGCAGTTGAAGAGATTGTCACAGAATACGGGTTTAATTTTATTGGTGAAAACATTACCCAGAAATTTCCTCAATTAACTATAGCCGGATTGACTTATTGGGAGTGGATTGTTGAGCAGGCTAAAAGAATTGGTTACGGAATAATTGTTGACGGAACAAACTTTATCTTTCGCCCTTTAGATAAGCTTATTGATTTAGGATTCAGCAACGCTGCAATTCTTAGCCTCGGAGATGCATCAGTACCCTTTAATACACAGGCTTTAGATAGAACCCTAGATAAGTTCACTGTAATTAGTGGAGATAATATTGAAGATAGTGTTAATTATAGGACTGTTAAGAATGTGGGTGGAGTTGACCCAATTACAAGTGCGCAGTATCTTTCTCAAGCCAGCCCCGCTATAACTGGTATAAATTTGCGAGATAAAACCACGGACGTCTTATTCTCTGAGTATAGAACAGATAGGGTTGTTCCTAGCGCAGATGCTGCCAAAATTGAGGCACACGGTGCTGCCGAACTCGCTAGGTTTAACCTTCCGGCCTCTGTACATGGCCAAGGAGACCCTAGAATAAGACCATTCTCTACAGCTTTTATATCAGGTACAGGTAACCTTACTGATGGTTTTTGGATGGTAAAAGAAGCTAGGCATATGTTCCACAAAATTGGTGACTATGTTATTGAATTAAAAATTGCTACGGATGGTTTAGGAGATACTGTAGAGACCTCATTTAGGACCAGAGACCCCTCTAATGTAGGAGTAATTAGCTCTGATGTCCTGCAAAATGGAGGAATTTCAACCCTTTATTTTAACATGGACACCGTAAAGCTAGTATCTACTGATATGATTGTAAAAGAAGGAAGTCAAGGATTTATAAAGCTTCCACAACAATGGAAAGCAGTAGGAGTATAACATGTCTCAAATTAGTACAAGTGAAGTAGCACTGAAGCTCCCTCTATCCCTAGACTCCGGCAATTTAGTTTTAGCTAATACTCAGAATGACATATGGGCTGACAGAGTAAGAATTGCTCTAGGAACCCGACTCGGTGAAAGGGTTATGCGACCAAATTACGGAACAAAAATTGGTGCAGCCCTTTTTGATACAGTCAGCTCTACAAGTGATGTTATTAAGAAAGAAATCTCACGAGTTTTTCACGAACAATTCCCACTTCTAGAACTTACTTCAGTTGATACAACTTTTGATGAGACTTTAAATAGTTTAACTATTAATGTTATTTACCTACTACCTAATAAAGACCAAGCCGTAACTGAAGTGGGTATTATTACTGTTTCAGATACTAACGCCCCGTTTGAGGAGATACTATGACCGCACCAGCTAATAAGACCCCTTTATCTGTAGATTACACAGGTAGAGACTACTATGCTTTGCGAACCCAACTAATTCAAAGGGTAAAAGAGCGTACAAACAACAACTGGCAGGGAACTGACCCTTCTGACTTTGGTCTAGCTCTCATTGAGTCTTTTGCATACATGGGCGATTTAATCAACTACTATATTGACCGAATTGCTAATGAGTCATACATTATGACTGCAACTCAGCGTGAAAGTCTTTTGAACTTAGCTAGAATGTACGGTTATAATCCAGCTAACTATGTCAGTTCAATCGTAGACCTGCAGTTTTCTAACAGCAATGGTTATTCTGGTGGAATTGGTGCTGCAATTATTGAGAATGGAACAATTTCAGGTACTCTGTACACTAACTTAGCAAAAATCATTGTTCCTAATAACAATACCTTTGCTGTTAATGATGTAATAAACGTTGTTGGTATTCCAACTATCATTAACACTACAATAGCTGGTACTCCAGTGACATACGATGCAAGCGTTTATAACGGACAGTTTACAGTTAAGTACGTAGGTTATAACAATATTGGTAGAAACGTTGTTTGGTATCAGCCTTTAGCAACTATTAGTTCAATTACATCTTCTGGAACTAAATTTACAGTAACCTCTACTGGTTCTTTGAATCCTGTATCTGGACAGAAAGTTACTATCAAGGACGTTGTAGTATCTGGGTCAACTAATAATTACAATGGTAAATGGGTTATTGCCTCAACTAAATCTGCAACTTCTTCAACTCCAGCAACTTTTACTATTGAGTCCGCTAATAATAACGCAGCTATTACTGCGCTTAACTCTGATGGAACTACAGTGACTTTTTCTGCTTGGAGCGACTTTGTTGCTGGTCAGAAAGTTAACATTACTGGAATTAATGGTGCTGCTGCTGGTGTTGGGTATAACTTTACCGGAGCAACGATTGACTCTGTTCGAGATGATGTTGCCATCATTAGTAATGCTGCTTACGGTGGTAGCGGTTCAGGTCAATACGTAGAGTTTACAGCAAGTAAGTTATTTGCTGTTAATGACATTGTTAATGTGGTAAACATTACCAGCCTTTTAAACCCTACAGGAACATTAAACTCCGGTTTCAATTTTACTGACAAAGATGTTGCTAGCGTAACCACTACAAACGTAACTATTAACAACGTAAGTGGTACGGGTTCTTTGGGTGTTGCAACTTATACGACTTCTACAGCTCATGGGCTTACTGCTGGACAGTACGTCACTATAACTGGAGTAAACAGTACTTTAGATGGAGTAGCTAGTTCTGTATATAATATTGCTGAAGCAAGAATTATCTCTGTTCCTACAACAACAACATTTACTGTAACTGCATACTTCACTGATACGTATGTAAATGGTGGAAATGCCGCTCTTTATAAGTTTAGAGTATCTCAACCACAGGGAAGCACTGCTCCTGACCGTCAGCCAGACAGTTCGCCTAACGGTGGAGCGGTTCTTTGTAAACAGTTTAAAGTAACTAACTCTTACAATACAGCAGTTACTTCAGAAACAGGTACTGCAGTAGTTCAAATTGGTGGAACCTACACTTCTGGAGGAAAAGTTTATTACTCTGAGCTGCCTGCTATTTTAGGTGGAGGAAGTGCATCTATTGGTGAGGTACGCAGCTATGGTGTTGACACCGTTCCTGCTGGAACACAAGTAACTGCATCTGTAACTGATGCTGGAGTAACTTCAACAGCAGTCTTTACCACTCAAAGCGACGCTGTGGTCCCCTATAAAGGTACCGCATATCCAGTACTTGCAATTCAAGGTGAAGACATCTCTTTAAGAGCAGAAAATGCTGCTAATGTTGCTGCAGTTGCATATGATATTGCTGGGGAAAAAATTGGTATTTCTGACGGAAGTGCTGACCAATCCTTCTTACTTAAAGAAACTAAGGTAAACCCTTCAAGTGTAAATGTGTATGTAGACACAGGAACTATATTTGAACAATGGACTTCAGTTCAAAATATTAGAGATTATGCTGCCGGAGACAAGGTATTTAGCGTAACAATTAACTCAACAAATCAAGTTTTGGTTAATTTTGGTGATGGTATTTCCGGTGCTATTCCAACCTCTGAATCAACTATTAAAGCGGTTTATATTGCTGGTGGTGGAACTATTGGAAACGTGGCTGCAGGTACAATAACTACTATTGGAAGCATTCCAGGGCTAGATGCAACCGCCGAAGGAAACCTAAGAAGTTTAATTAAGGTAACTAATCCAGTTGCTGCTCAAGGTGGTGGTGACCCTGAAACTAACGATAGCATTCGCTATAACACTCCAAGAGCCCTAAGAAGCCTTAACAGAGCAGTTACCCTAGAAGACTTTGCAAACCTTGCTTTAACTGTTCCAGGAGTGTCTAAGGCAAACGCTTCGGCAACAAATAGAAATAACGTAACTGTATACGTTGCTCCATTTCAATCAGGATTGTCAGACATTACTCCTGGAATAACTGGCTCTGGAAGTGAAGGGCAAGAAAACACTACTCAGATGAATTATTTGTTAGCAACTAGCGTCCCTAGTTTCTTAGATGATAAAAAAGCAATTGGAACAACTGTTACTTACAGTCCTCCAACTTATACTGATATTTTTATGGCAGTTACTTATTCTGCTCTACCTCAGTACTCGGGTGCTGTGGTTGAATCAAACATTAAAACAGCTATTACTAGTGACTTTTCATTTAGCAATGTTCAATTTGCAGATGTTATTACACCTGAAGAAATTGAGTTTAAGCTTCGTCAAGTAGACGGTGTTAGAAATGTTAAAGTAACTAGTCTTTATAGGTATGGCGGTGCGGGTAAGAACAGCTTAGTAGGTTTGCCAGAAGAAATATTTGTTTTCCAAGAATCTGGAATTACGCTGTCTCAGGCATCGACTGTTTCCACTCTATCTGGAATTACTATTGTAGCTAAAGATACAGGTGGCTCTACTGTAACTCCAGTTACCTGGTCTAAAACATTTAATTCTGGTGTTTATAACTACCAAGTAACAGTTCCCAATACCACCAGCTCTCTAATTGTAACTCCTGCTTCAACTGACACAACAGCCTCTATTACAGTAAACAACACCGCAAGTACTAGTGGTTCAAACTCAACAGTTACAGATTTAGTTGCCCCAATAATTATTACAGTTACAGCTACTGATGGAGTAACAGTTACTAGTTATGCAGTAAGTGTGATTGTAGCCGCATAATGATTAAAGATGCTTATGGTAATGCTAGGTTTTATGGGGTCTACAGAGGAGTAGTTTACAAATCTGATGACCCATTAAACTTAAGCAGACTACAAGTTAAAGTTCCACAAATATTGGCAGACCAGCCTACTGAATGGGCTTGGCCAGTTGAAAAACCAGGTCTTACTACAGAAGTACCTGCAGTTGGGCAGGGTGTTTGGGTTATGTTTGAGGGTGGAGACCCATCATATCCAATATGGCTCGGTACTTTTGGTAAGATAATTAGTTAGTATTAGAAAGGCATTATGGCTTTATATAACAGTTTTAAGTACAACGACGGCACTCTTTATGGAGATGGAAGTCCTTTAGACTATTCTGCTCGCCCTATGGTAGCTACCGCTATTAACTATAACCAAGTTTATTTAGAGTACTCTGCTCCAACTGGTTCATACAGTCAGTTTAGAATTACTAGAAATCAGGATGGTTATCCTGAGACCTCTGAGGATGGGAAAGTAATTTATGAAACAAGTGTGGGTGAGCTACCAACTGGTGACCCAATTCTTGAAACAGGTTTAGTTGGTGGTAGATTTGTTTACTACAGAGCTTGGCTAAGAAGAGGCCCAAACGCTTACTGGGAGCCTGTTGGTGAAACCATAACCTTGGTTCCATTTAAGCACACTTTAACTAGCGGTAATACTGCCGTTCAAAGCGTGTTTGTTGGTAAAGGGGTTATGGCAGATAGCGTAATACCTTCTGAGGTGGATTTTTCTACTACCCATCAAAGGTTTATGTCATATTTACCAGGAGTTTTGACTGGCCAATCTTTATCCCCTCTAGATGAAATAAACCCTAATTATTCTTACATAGATTACACTGGTAAAGAGGCAAACTCACTAATATCTAAGTTCTTTGAGGGGTTCTCTTTTACTATTGATGAATTCCTAAGTTTTGCTAAGTTAATTATTCCTGACAATAACGGCACCGGCTCATCGCCAGAGATTCTAGAATTAAAGTCTTTTGAACTTGGAATAAAGCCATACAACAAACTTGCAACTAAGGCCCAAAAAAGACTGGTTAGAGATGCCCTAACTATTTATGGTGGTAAAGGAACTTTAAATAGCTTAAAACTATTTATTAAAGACCTAACAGGATACGAGACTACAGTTACCGAAACTGTTAACTTAATGCTTTCCCATGAAGACAGCACTTTTGACATTGTTGATTGGGCTACAGGCTCATTAATTGGTAGCTGGCTACCTGGTGATGGGGTTACTTTAACAGTTACTTCAGATAAAACGATACAGACAGCAACAAATTCACTAGATTCCGTATACTGCCTAAAAGTAAGTACCACAGGGGCATCTCAGTCCTTAAGTTATGGTACAAATAAGCCTATTAATAACGGTATTCCTGTTAAAGGCGGCCTAACATACGTGCTATCTACTTATGTTCAGGGGTCTTCAAATATAACCCTAAACATCTCTTGGTATGACTACAGGGGTAGGCTAATAAGTAATAGCCCGGGCTCATCGGTATCTACTAGCAGCAGTTGGACAAGAAAAACATTAATAGCTACCTCTCCATCTAATGCTGTTTACGCTTCTCTAAAAGTGGACTTTGCATCTACTGGTTCATCTACTTACTACTTTGATATGGTTCAATTTGAACAATCAAGTTCTGTAACAGACTATATTGAACCTCGTGGAGTGGGTGTATCTTTGACTCCAG